GACCATATTGAGTGGTCGTAGTGGCTGATCAAGTCCGTCAATGGGATTGAGATTTTCTGCAATGCGTGCTTCGTTTCTGGTGAGCCAGCCGTTCTGAATTCCGCTTTGGTAGTAGCTTGAGCGGCTGGACGCATCGCCGCGCATCAGATTGGCGAAATCAAACTCAATCTCTATATCGTCACTCTCAAGAAGTAACTCAGATTGAATGCTAGCCTCCCAGCGCTCAGCCCAAGGCGTCATGGTGTGCATGACGAACTCCAGACTCTGCTGCTCGATGTTGGAGAAGGTCGCTCTATCAAGATCAGCAATCATGTGCGGTGGCACACGAAAGAGCCGGGCCACGTCGGTGATCTGAAACTTGCGCAGTTCCAGAAACTGGGCGTCTTTGTTTGTGACGCCCACTTCGTGAAACTTCATGCCGTTTTCCAACACCAGGACCTTGCCCCGGTTGGAGCCGGACTGCGCCTGCTGATAAGACTCACGAAACACCTTCTTGGCCTCGGAGTCCTTGAACGAGCCAGGAAATTCAATCCACCCTCCTGTGGGCTTGGCGTCATTGGCAAAGAAACGTGCACCATAGCCTTGGGCTGCTAGTGCAGTACCCAGATTCTCCCGGGCAAGCTCAATCGGGCTCATACCCATCAAGCCGTCCGAGGACAGGCCACGCAAGTGCCAGACCTCCCCTCTTGGCAAGATCACCTCAGTGCCAGAACGATCGCTAATTCGGTAGCGGTATTCACCTGATGGCAACAACTCAATCTTGACCCGGTCCGGGTGGATCGGCATGAGTTCGATGATCTCGCCGCGCGGGTTGGTGATGATCTGGTTAAAGGCGTTACCGCGCAAAGCCAGGTGTCCTTGCAGCATCTCGCGCCACTCAAAAGGATTTTGAAACCGGTTCGGCCGCTTGGCCATTAAGCGGTAAAGCCAGTGGTCCGTGACCCTGTCCTTGCCGCCGTCAGGGCGGCGCTGGTAAACCACCAATGGCAGTGATGCAATTGTTTCGGCCAGTATCCGCACACAGGCATACACAGCAGCTAGGCGCAGCGCGCTATCGGGCGAGACGCGCATGCCACTGCTGGTACGCGCAGACACTGACTCGAATGAAAAGTCACCCCATGGCGAACGATCTCCACCTGAGGCGTTGGAGCTACCAGATCCTCGATAGCGATCAAAAAAGCTAAACAGTCCCATCAGTTCAAAGCAGCATGAGTTCGTAGTCGGATCCCAGCACCACCGAGTCCCCCGGTTTGATTGCCCTTGAAAGGGCCATGATCAGTGCCACGATGCCGTCGATCTTGTTTTCTGCTCGCTCCTTGCGTGGGTAAATGTTGTCTTTCGCGTCCAGGTGGGCCACCACGTTGCTGACCATCCAGCCGAGCACCGGGTCACCGTCGTGAACCAATTTCTTTTGAAGCACCAGGGCTTCAAGCGTCTTCATCGGTTCTGAGAAATTCAGCACCGTCGGACGCACTTCAATCATGGGCAGACCCTCACTCATCATTCGGGTCGAGAGTTGCGTCGCCTGAAACGGATCAAACGCGACTGCCTGAACAGCAAAGCGAGAGGACAGATCATTCAGATCCGCTTCGATCCAACTGAAATCAATCACATTGCCAGGCGTCACCGTCAGCCGTCCGGTGTGCATCCAACCGGAGTACTGACTGTTGCCGTTGGCGTTGACCGTGTCCTCTGGCAGGTAGTACTTGCCAAAGACTGCAAACGCATCGGCAATCTCAGGATGGGCAAAAACAATGACCAAGGCGGCAATGTCCGTCTTGCTGGCCAGGTCCAGACCCACCCAGCAGGGCTGGCCGACAAAGGACTCGATGTCCAGGTCCTGATCAGCACAGGCGTCCCAGGAGCGCATGTCCATCCATGCGGTGTCGGCATTGACCCACTCGTTCAAGTGTTTGGTCTTGAAGTTGTTCATCGCACTGGGGAGTTGCATGGCCTTGGCTTGCAGCGGTCCCAGAATTTCCGGGCGCACCGAAATACCCCAATTGGGGTTCGCCTTCATCAGCGAGTCTTCGCTGGTCCAGTCGTCCCCGTCATCCAGCCCGTAGACGATGCCAAACTGGCTGTCATCCTCGAACACGCCATCGAGCAGTCGGGTTACAAAGATGCGTACCTCGTAGCAAATGCCTGCGCGATTGCTGCCAGCGGTGGTGATCACCCACAGAAGTGAGTTATCTCGCTTGCCGGTACCGGTCTCCACCACGTCATAGACGGTGCGGGTTTTGTGGGCGTGCAGTTCATCAATGCAGCCGAAGTGAATGTTCAGGCCGTCGAGCGTAGATCCCTCTGCCGAGAGCGCTTCAAACTTTGAGCCGGTATGCAGCACGTTCATGTTGTGCGCACCAACGTTGACAGAGAACCGGCTGCGAAAGCCCTGTGACCTGCGCGCCATGGTCTGCGCATCACCAAACACAATGCGCGCCTGGTCGCGGGTGGTGGCCAGAGAGTAAACCTCTGCACCACCTTCACCATCGGCGGCCAGCATGTACAGCGCAAGCGCAGACGACAGAGTCGACTTAGCGTTGCCACGTGGCACCTCAATGTACGAGCGCCGAAAGCGGCGATTACCGTCAGGCTTGACCCATCCAAATACGGTGGTCAGGATGAACACCTGCCAAGGCTCCAACTTGATCGTCTCGCCTGCCAGCGGCCCCTTGACGTGGGGCAGGCGTTCAATGAACGCGCACAGGTTGTCAGCGGGATGGAATTCCCGCCCGTCCTTGTCGGTGAGCTTTGGGTTGAACTGGTAGGGACTTGCCTTGCCCTTGAACTTTGCCAGATCGTTCAACTGCCGTTGGCATGCCCGCTGGACCCATTTGCAGGTCAGGATGTCACCGGCAACGACTGCCTGCGCATACTTGCGGGCAACGGCGGCGTAGTTATCTGCTGCCAAAGTTCAGTCTCAGCCTGCTATGTCCGCCCAAGGATCGAGATCGATCTGGGTATCTGTGGGCTGTGTGATACGCGAACGAGAGGCTGGCGTAAATCCCATCTCCACCGCTGCCTTGGTCATGATCTGGGCCTGCTTGTTGGCGATGGCCAGGTACGGCGACTGCATCGGCACACCGGTGTTCGGCGCTTTGATCAGCAGACCCGTCTTGGTGATTCCGATCTGGGCCTTGCGGTACAGGTCAGCGGCGCAGGACCAAACCTCCAGCACCGACATATCAAGCTTGCGCAGCAAATGCTCGGGCGCGCTGTCAATGGCATAGCGCCAGGCCTGCTTGGCACCGTCAGACATGTACTCGGGCGGCGCAACCAGATCCCCTTGGGGCTGTGGCTCATGCGGGTTAGTTCTGCACTTTTGCAGGGTTCCCCTGAGCTTTTTGATCTCCGTCGGGAGTGGTTTTCGTCCGGCCATCTGGGTTCAGTCGTTGGTAATCGTTAATATGGAGGCTTCAAACCCACCGGAAAACTCCCAGTGCGCAAAGCCGACGTCATCGCAAAATGCCTCGTTCAGTCCGCTCTGGCGGCTGATATGAAAGCTGGGCGTGAGGAGGTCCGATCTGCGTTTGACAAGAGCGTGACGGACAAGAGCTTTTCCAAATGGAACAGCGTCGTTGAAGAAAACGTCGCCAACTCCATCATTCGCTCGGTGGGGAAATCCAAAGCCATCAATATCGAAAAGTTCATCGCCGACCTCAACTGATCGGCAGGTTGTGCCCACTGGCCATGCCTGGTATGAGGCTGCCTTCGGGGTATCCCCCCTAGGTTTCAATTTGCACGCGCAAAAATCTTGGCAGGCGCACGCATCTTTGGCCGCCGTCTGTAGAGATTCAGACCCCCCCGGGGGGTAGTCAGCGCCGACCTGCGGTCTCACGTGCTGTCTTTCGGTTATGACAAGAGACGCACAGCGCCTGCAGGTTGGCCGTGTCAAAGCGCGCACCGCCGTCCTTGAGCGGCCTGATGTGGTCGGCAACCTTGGCAGCCACCACCCGATCCGTCGCCTTGCAAGCTACACACAGCGGGTGTTCACGCAGGAATGCAGCACGTACATCACGCCAGCGCGCGGACTGGTAGAAGCCCAGCTCGGCATCAAAGCCACGCCTGGCACGCCCGTAGTCTTGGTGCACCTGGGCGCGGTGTTGGTCGCAGTAGCCCGGCTTGTCCAGCACCAACGCACAGGCGGGATGTCGGCAGGGTGTTGGGGCACTGCGGGGCATAGCGGCTTATTCCCAACTCATTCAAAAAACTAATCGGATTTGATGCAGATAAAGCTTGGCTTCACTGGGGTTCAGAGCGTTCATAGGAACGTCATCAACAACCCAAGGAGCTTTGCAAATGATCTACACCACACAGTTCACCATCGACGAGGTCGGGTTCATCCAGATCGCGCTCACCAAGGTGCTGGCAGCAGCCGCACGCGGCGAGCTTGACCTCAACCTGCTGGCCCGCGAAGAGCTGGCCTCACGCGGCCTTGACACCCAAGGCGAGTGGGTCGGCTTTGATCGCGCCCGCCAGATCCACCATGTGCAGGGAGCCAAGTGATGGACGCCAAAACACTGGAGCGTCTGCTCAACCAAATCGCCGCAGAACATCTGCACATCGACACGCTGGCCACACGCAACAGCGACAGCCTGGACTTTCACGAAGTCAGCGTCTGGGGCCTCAAAGAAGCCCTGCAAGCCGCCTTTACGGCTGGCCAGCAATCCAAACAAACAAACCAATCAACCTGATACCGGAGATCAACATGAAACTCACACCCAGCCAAGCCCTGCTGCTCAAAGCCGCTTCCATCCACCCTCAGCAATTGCTGGCCGACTTCCCGCCCAACCTCAAAGGTGGCGCGTTGATCAAGGTGCTGACCAGCCTTGGCAACGAAGGTCTGATCCGACCCCACAGCAAAGGCGCTGCGGGCTCGCCCCGCTTTGCCATCACCGTCGCAGGGTTGCAGGCCATCGGCATTGAGCCGCCAGCCAAATCCAAACGCGAAGGCAGCAAGCAGTCGGTGCTCATCGAGTTGATGAAACGCCCCGAGGGTGCAACCCTTGCGCAAATGGTGGAAGCCACTGGTTGGCAGGCGCACACGGTGCGCGGCTGCATGGCCGGGACTTTGAAAAAGAAACTGGGACTGACCATCGACTCCGTCAAGGAGAGCGGTGGTGAGCGGGTCTACAGGGTCTCACCCTCAAGCTCGCTCCCCACAGCATCAACCAAAACTGCCTGAGACTGCGGCGAAAGATCCGCAAACGCAGAGCCATCCGATTCACGGGTGGCTTTCTGTCCTGTGAAGTCCTCCCAGCGCTTGACGATCACGTCCACGTACTTGGGGTCCATCTCCATGAGCCGCGCCTGACGATTGGTTTTTTCACAGGCAATGAGCGTTGTGCCAGAGCCGCCAAACAAGTCGATCACGATGTCGCGCGTCTTGGATGAGTTCTTAATGGCCCGCTCGACCAACTCCACCGGCTTCATCGTCGGATGCAGATCGTTGACGTGGGGCTTTTTGTAGTTCCAGATATCCGACTGGTCGCGATCGCCGCACCAGAAGTGTTTTGCGCCTTCCTTCCATCCGTACAGGATGGGCTCGTACTGGCGCTGATAGTCGGCGCGACCGAGCGTGAAAGTGTTCTTTGCCCAGATCACAAACGTGGACCACTTGCCACCGGCATCCAGCCAGGCCTTTTGCAGGGTGTGTAACTCGGATGAGCTCATGCACACGTAGCAGGCACCTTTGGTGACCACCAACAAGTTGACGCAGGCGTCGTAGAGGAACTTGTAGAAGCCGTCCCCGAGCGCATCGTTCATGATGCGGCGGTCCTTGCCACGCATCTTGTCCTTGGCGTTGTTGCCGTAATCCACGTTGTAGGGTGGATCGGTGAAGGCCATGTCGGCGAGCTGACCGTTCATCAGGCGCTCGACATCGGAGAGCACAGTGGAGTCGCCGCACAGCAATCGGTGCTGACCTAGAACCCATACGTCACCGGTTTTTGATACTGGGTCAGTTGGCACATCGGGTACTGCATCGTCTTCGGTCAGACCCGTGGTGTCGCCTTCGCCATTGAGCAAGCGCTCGAGTTCTTCGTCACCAAAGCCCATCAGATCCAGATTGAAGTCGGCCTCATCGAGTTCGGCCATCTCAAGCTTGAGCAACTCTTCGTCCCAGCCAGCGTTGGCAGCGATGCGGTTGTCGGCCAGGATGTAGGCTTTCTTTTGAATTGCGGTGAGGTGGCCCAACTCGATCACGGGCACTTGTGTCAGTGCAAGTTTGCGCGCCGCAGCCAGACGTCCGTGCCCTGCGATCACGCCTTTGTCGCCGTCGGTGAGGATCGGATTGGTGAAACCAAACTCAGCAATGGAGGCGGCAATCTGCGCCACCTGGTCTTCGCTGTGGGTGCGGGCGTTTCGCGCATACGGGATGAGCGAATCCACCGCGACCATTCGGATCTCGGGTGTCATAGGAAAGCTTTCGGGTTGGGGCGCAGCGTGCAGGTCAACCAGCGAGGGCTGCTTGCAAGCGCGATAGATGCGGGGAAGTGAAGGCCCAAACAAAACGCCCACAAGGCGCGAACCGTGTGGGCGTAATTTGAGTGATTAGCAGAATGCTACCGCTTCGATATATACCCCGTCAAGGGGTTTTCGTACGATTTTTAAATCAGATTCACGCCATGATTTGATAGCTCTCGGCATGAGCGATCGGACGCACCGAGCGTTCGTTCTTTTCCATCTTCACCAGCCCATACCGGGACATAGTTTTCAGGGTGCGAGACAAATTACCCTGCTTACGCCCGGTTATGTCCGCCAGTTCACTGATTGATGCCGGTCGAGCGGTGCGAATAACGTCCAGGAGCGCGCGATTCTCATCGCTTAAGACTTGGGATAAAGATCGCATTGAGGTGAACCAGATTTTGGGGTCTGATGCCTTAGGCTTGATCTCGCCTTTGGCGATAGCCAAAACCCTCTCGCGGATCTTCTCCTGCGGGGCAATACCAATTTTTATGACTTTCATTTTGACCTCACCTCTTTCAAAACCGAATCGACTTCGGTAAAAAAATCTGACAACAACTGATTCGCATCCTTGAATTCATAAGGCACGCCCTTATCGGCTACATGCCGGTGCTTGTGGTCAAACGGGAGTCGCTGACCAGAGTACTTCTTCCCCTTCACTTTGACGGCGTGCGCGTTGTCATACCCCAATATCCTTTTGCCACTGGGCGCGTGCAGGGTAAGCGTGTACCTGATTCCGTGAGGAATATCCTTGCTAGGCGCAACTTCCCAAGCCTCGATCTTGAGCCAATAGCCGTCCTCCTGATCGATGATCTGGTCATGGAGGTCAAGGAGCGTACGGATTTGGTGTTCTTCCATGGTCTCAGTATATCACCGGATGATATTTGTGTCACCTACTGTACCCGTAGTGAACAGCCAGCACCCCCAGCGCCCCAACCAGGATGCCCTTGGCCTCGTACTGATTGAGCGTGCGTCCGTTCCACCCCTCTTGGGCAGACCACTCCCTCACGCTTTGACCCAAACCCGCCACGTGCCAGACTGCGCAGCCGCCGGGGCTGCCAATGCCGCCCACCGCATCAAGCGCCTCGCCCAGGCGCTTTCTGGCCCAAGCACAACGCTCGGTCATCGTGTCCTGCCAATGACCGCCGGGGATGCGATCAAGCGGCGGTGAGCCCGCAGAACTTAGCTGCGCGAAGACAAAGGTGCGAGAGAAGTCCTGACCCGCGTCGTGCATCTGCGCAGTGATCGCGCCGTTGCGCATCAAAAGCCCGAGCGAGTCTACGGTCCGGAAATGCTCGGTGCGGTAACTGGTGCCTTCATCTGCCTCGCTCACCCACTCACCAACCCGGCCACCGGGCAGGCTCACCAGAGCGCCATGGGTCAGTGGCTGTGCAACTTGCTTTTTAGACATGGCGCACCTCCTTGCCCAAGGCGGGATCCGCACCCTGCGCCAGCGCCCAGTGCAAGAGCGCAAGAGCATCCGCTTCGTTGTCGTCGGTAACCGGGTGGCCCAAGGCCTTCATGACAGCAATCACCTCAGCCTTGCCTGCATTGCCCTTGCCGGTGGCATGGCGTTTGATAGTGCCCACTGGCACGCCCTGGTAGGGAATCTGGTGGTGCTCGCACCAGGCGGTCAGCGTGGCCAGCAAGCCGCCGTAGACGTGCGCGGCGTCCACGCCGAGGTGACGGCGCACCTCTTCAAAGTAAACGGCTCCAATGCCCGTTAAATTGGCCTGTGCGCCAGTCTTTGGCGCGTTCAAGGTCAGCATGTCAGCGAGCCACCGGCCAAAGCGCAGGTAGCGCATGCCGCCTCCCTCAAAGCGCTGGGACTTGAAGCTCACAAAGCCATGCGCCACCGGGCCGTTGGCCGAGCGCAGCGCCCAGCCGGTGGTGGTGCCCAGGTCCAGGGCGAGGATCACAAGGCGCGGGGTAGATTCGTTATTCATCAGGGATGTCCTCCAAGGGTTCGTACAAGGGTTCTTGTGCGACCTGGAGGAGCGCTGGCACCAAGGCCGTGTCAGGGCGGGTGCGGCTCCCTCATGTCTGTCATTGCCGATTTGTTCAATCGGTTGCGTTTATCAGGGCTGGCAAAAAGTCGTCAACTGGTGACGGGGCTTTCTTCAATACTTCATCTTTCAAAGGTGGAGTCCGGGTCTGGGAGGTACTTATTTCAATACTTCTTCTTTCAATATATATACATATTTCTCTGTCTACCCTCTCTGACCCATCCAGAGCGCACGTTTTCGCGCGCGCGAGGGATTTTTTGTGTGTATGGGGCACCCGAATATTTATTTGTATATAGAGGCACCCCCATTGAAAGAAGGTCGTAATTGAAAGAAGTCACCGGGGGGGCTTCTTTCAATACTTCATCTTTCAAACGTGGAGTCTGATTGAACCGTCTACTCATCTGCGTCAGCCAGTTTGACCCATTGGCTGGGCCTGCCGCCCGTTGGCTTGGCGAACACCTCAACCAGGTGGGCATCCGTCAAGGTGCGCAGCACGCCGTCCCGCTGGCGGTGGTCCATGAACTGGGTGCGCCGGGTGAACTCGCTCTTGGACATGCCAGCGGCATCGCCATCACGCAAGATTTGCAGGGCGCGTTTGTGGTTGGACTCGACCTGATTTTCTGAGACGCGCGCAGTGGCTTCTCGAATTGTCAGTTCGGCGCAGTGGCGCGAGAGCGCAATCCCCCAGTGTGCATCGTGGTCCTCGATCTGCGGCGTCACTGCATCGCGCGACACAGCGCGGATGAGCGCCAATTTGGTGGCGTTCTCCTCGATGCGCGCCAGGATCGATGAAAAACCGGTGCCTCGCGACAAGCGAAGCCGCCCCAGTAACTCGTGGTCCAGCACGCGAAAAGCGTCACGCGCCTGCGCGGTCATGGGGACTACGCGCGGATCGACAAGCACCTCGTCAATCGCACCCACATCCGTGAGGTTGCCACTCAACTGCCCACCGCCCTGGTGGATCAGGAGCAGCCGGTCGATCAGGTCTTGCGGTGGATCGATCGTGCCAAAGAGTTCGTTGCTGTCGGGAAAATCGTCCTCGCTCTCCAGAATCAGAAAGCGCGCCAGAGAGCCGTCGGCCACATTGGAAGCTTGCAGCGCCTGCCAAAAATGAATCGGCGTGGTGGTGCCGTAGATACAGGCGCAGGGCTGGTGAATGGCACGGTGCGCGTTGTTGAGTTGGTTGCTTGCGTACTCAATGCCAAAGTAAGTCGTGCCTGAAGTGGTGTACAGCTCGGTCATCAGGTCCAGGATTTCACACACGTAGCGCGGGGAGCGTTTACGGTCAGCGGCTGCCGACAAAAACATGCCGAACTCATCAAGCTGAAAAAGAATGGCGGGCTGACGCTGGATGGCGGTTAAGAGGCCCGAGCCTGATGCGATCTTATTGCCGCCCAGGTATTGCAGCAGCCCGGCTTTGCGAAACAACTCATTGATCACCACGCGGCTGTGGTTT